CAAGAGAAACAGTAATACAAAAAACGAAGTCTGCACCAAAGCAAGTTGCACAACAACAGAAAGTTAAAACTGTAGATCCACAGAAAGTTAAATCAAAATCAACTGATGATATTGGAGAAACTGGAAGTAAAAATTTAGTTGTTGTATTTGGAAGATTTAATCCACCCACAGTTGGTCACGAAAAATTATTAAAAGCAGCAGCAAATGAAGCAAAGAAAGGAGAAGCAGATCTAAAAATATATCCAAGTCGTACACAAGATTCGAAAAAGAATCCTTTAGATGCTGGTGTAAAGATTGGTTTTATGAAAGATATGTTTCCTGATTATGAGGACAACATTGTAAATGATGCAGAGACTAAAACAATATTTGATGCATTAACATCCGCATATGGTAATGAGTATTCAAATGTCACGATTGTAGTTGGTCAAGATCGTCTATCAGAGTTTCAAGGATTAGCACAAAAGTATAATGGAACAGATCTTTATAACTTCGAAAATATAGTTGTTATATCTGGTGGAGCAAGAGATCCTGATGCAGATGATGTTACAGGTATGTCAGCTTCCAAGATGAGAGCATATGCTGCAGATAATGATTTTGAATCATTTTCGAAAGGTGTTCCTACTGCGTTAGACTCAAAGAAAAAACGTGAGTTATTTTCTGCAGTTAGATCATCAATGAATATGAAAGAATCTTTCCTATGGGAAATTGCACCAAAACTTGATCCAGAATCATTAAGAGAGTCTTATATCAACAAAGAGATTTTCAATCTTGGTGATAATGTTCAAAATGTAAATACAGGAATTATTGGTCGAGTAATGCGTAGAGGTGCAAACTATCTAATTTATGTAACTGAAGGTGGAATGATGTTTAAATCTTGGTTGAAAGATCTAGCAGAATATACCGAAGTTAAAATGGATAGAATGATGAGAGATAAGACTCATCCAAATACTCTTGTAGGTACAAAAGGATTCTTTGATTATGTTCGTAAATTAACTGCTGGTTCTGAAAAAGGAATCAAAATTAGTAATCCTTACAAAGGTTATAAATAATTTCTATAACAAAGTTTTTCTAAATGGATAAGATAGATAGAATCAGAAAAATAATATCAGAGGCAAAAGTTACTTCCTCGGAAGATCGCCCATCTTCTTCACCACAAGATGCAGCAAAACAAAGAGCTCTAGCACAAAGAGAAAAGCAGAAAAAAATTTTAGGTAAAATTAAAGAAAGACAAGCAGATAGAAAAAAATATGTCCCACAAAAACCTCTTGAGAATATAAGTCAATCAATTAAAAAAGCAAAATTTTCTAAATTGAATAAAGTATCTGATAGAGGAAGAACAGGTGTAACCGCAGTTGGACAGACAGCAGGAAATGTCGTAAAAGCAGTTGGTAATATTGCAAAAGTTGGAGCAAAGGTAGCTAGAAAAGGTATTAAAGCAGGAAAAGCAGTCGGTAATGAAGTTAGAATGTCAGCAAATAGAGGAGAACTTCGATCAGGGTTTGGTAGAAAAAATCCAGTTAAAAAATTAGGTAGAACTGTAGATAAATCTGTTAGTAAAGTAAAAACATCTACTGGAAATATGATAAACAAAATTAAACAAAGAGCAAGTGATAAGTTTAAAGCAAAACCAGGTATGTTTAGAACCTATAAAGAAGAGTTTATTCAAGAAATTGAAGACAAAAAAGATAAGGTAGATAAGGTGATTGATATTATGAGAGGAAAGAATAAAATTAAAATCAATCCTGATGTAAAAGAAAGCGTAGATAAAACTTAATTATCATTAACTTTTTATATTATGATTAAAATAGCGATTATAGGTGCAGGTAATGCAGGTTGCATAACTGCTCTTCATTTTTACAAATATTTGTCAGAAGATGAGATATGTGATAGTTTTGAAATATCAATATATCACAGTCCAGATGAACATCCGATTGAGAAGGTAGGACAAGGAACGACATTAACTGTTGTGGGTTTAATTGATTCAACATTAGGTTTAAATTGGTATGATAATAAGATAGGATCAACTTTTAAATCTGGTATACTTTATGAAAATTGGGGAAAGAAGAATGATAAGATATTTCATCCCTTTGGAATGGCAGATATGTCAATGCATTTTGTTCCTAAGAAATTATCAGAGGAGGTAATAAAATCTAATTTGTTTAAAGTATATGAAAAAACTATTATCAATCCTGAAAAAGAAATAGATGCTGATGTAATATTTGACTGTAGAGGAAGACATAATCGAGATGAAAGTAACTATGAATCTATAGTCAATCCCTTAAATAGTGTTCTCTTATCAAAGAAAAAAGGAAGAGATAGTAATTTAATTTACACAAAAGCAGTTGCAACACCAAACGGATGGACATTTGTTATTCCAAATCAAGATAGTGTATCATATGGATACTTATTTAATAACACAATAACAGATAGAAAGGATGCAATTATTGATTTTGTTGAAAGATTTGATGTTGATGAGGTACATGATGAATTAAATTTTAAAAATTATAGAGCAAAAAATTTTTATAATGGAAGTAGAACAATATTACAAGGTAATATGTATGGATTTGTAGAACCGATGGAGGCAACATCTCTTGGATTTTATCAATTTATTTGCAGACAAGCTTGGGATTTTATATTCAAAATACAATCGTTAGATTATTGTAACGAACAGATAAGAACTAATATGAAGCAACTTGAAAATATTATCTTGTGGCATTATCAATTTGGTTCAAAGTTTGATACACCATTTTGGGAATATGCTAAGTCTTTACCATTCAATCCTGATGATAAATTCTATGAAATGATAAGTGATGAGAAAAATGACCCAGAGCAATATGGTCAATGGAAAAAATTTAATTTTACTAATTGGAAAGATGGTATGAATAAAATAAAAATTTAACTGCTATATAGTGTAGTAATTCAAATTAAGATCATGTTATCATTTTTACTACCATTCGCATCAAAAATTATTAGTAGTGCAGTGGACAAAATCCCTGACGATGCAGAATTAGGAGAAAAATTAATCGACATTTGCCTAAAAATTATAGGTAAAGCAGTCAAACTTACCAAAACAGATGCAGACGATAAATTATTTGCACAAGTAGAGAAAGCAATTAAGGCACGTTAGTTGATGTTTTTATAAATATCTTTATAAAAGATAATTTATTAGGTAAAACAAATGGCTCTTTGGGGTACAAAAGACACAGTATACTCTACAGGTAAGGTTGACGTCAATGTTACCACAGGAGTAGTCACAAGATCAGCTGGCACTATTAATTGGACATCAGGTAATGGTGTAAAGGTTGGGCAGGTAATTACCATAGATGGAACTGCTGAAGGTGTTATTAAAAGTATTGATACACCAAGTGGTAACAGTGCTCAATTAACAATCACCACTAAACACCTACCTGCTGCTAATATTAGTAATAAGAATTATGAAATTCGTGAGAAACCCAAATCAACACTTGGCGATACAAATTACGGAGCAGGTGAAATTTACGGTGTAGATGTAACTGAAGCACAATTAATAGGTTCAGGAACAACAGCAACTGCGACACAGAAAAAATTCAGTCCTGCTCACGCTGGCTGGGTTGGCATTACTACATATGTTGACGGTAATGGGAATTTCAGAGTAAAAACAGAAGTATTAGTTGCTGGCAGTTCAATATCTGGTGACGCATCAGACGACGCTAAACTTCCTGATGCTTTATAAAGTATAAAAAAATTAAATGATTTAATATGAAATTTGATGAATTGAATGAATCCAATTATATAATGTTTGCTATAAAGCATTATAATAATCCTCAAGCTGTTACGCAAGAGGATTTTTATGATGATATGAAACGGTTTAAATGGATTAAACGTCTTTTGAATAAGTATAAAAATTCAGGAGAATTAAATGTTCATCTACTTTTAAATCATTTCATCATTCTTTATAATATTTTCGGAGAAGCAACAACACCTTTATTATTTTTTAGAATAGATAGGGACTTATGGAATATTCTTAAAACATTCTTGGTTTATTTGCAAAGAATACCAGAGTACCCTCATTCAGCATTACATGACATTGAAGTTGATAAAAAATGTTTAAAGATTTTAAATGAACTATGATGTTAGAAGAAAGTAACCCTCGTATTCCAAGAAAGAAGGGTCAACCAGCAAATTCTAAAAAACATTCTGATTTATATACAGATGAAAATCCTAAAGGAACTATTCACGGACTCGGTTTTAAGGACGTGGCTACTGCTAAAGCATCTGTTTCAAAGATACGTAATTCTTCAAGATCGCATGCTCATAAAATTCAAGCGGCTGTTGCTATGGAACAAAGGGCGAGAGAGATGGGTAAAACCTCTGAAGCAGCAGTGTATCGAAAATTCATCAATACGATGAAGAAAAAGACTAAGAAAATGAATGAGGAAAAGCATGGTGATCATGAACCTGAGATGATTCGTAGTCAATTGAAAACTGCAGGTAGAGCATCTAAACGTATTGAAAAGCATTCACGTAAGAAAGATAATTTCAAAGCTTGGGTACAATCAAAAATAACCAAAGCATCTGATTACTTGGATACTGCTGCAGATTACCTTGATAGTAAGGATATGAAAAAGGAAGCAGCGAATCCTGCTCAACAAGCTGCAATTGCTATAAATATGAAGAAGAAGGGTAAAAAACCAAAAAACATGAATGAGAGCAAAAGAGTTGAAAAAATTATAAGTCAACTTAAAAATTCTTCTAAAATGCATAAAGCTCAAGCACAAAAACTTGAGAAAGAGTTAGATGAGGGTTCTCTTCATAAATGGTTCAAGGGTTCTAAATCCAAAGACGGAAAAGGTGGTTGGGTTAACGTAGTCACAGGTGGAACTTGTGCAAGTGACGAACCTGGTGAAGGAACACCAAAATGTGTTTCATCTTCTAAAAGAGCAAGTATGACAAAGGCAGAAAGATTATCTGCTGCACGTCGTAAGAAAAAAGCAGATCCTGGTCAACAACAAAAAACTGGTGCTGCAAAACCAACCTATGTTTCAACCGATAGTCCAAGGAAGAAAAAAATGAAAGAAGAAATTGAACTAACTGAAGTCAAAGATAAGAAAGGAAAGGGTAGTGGGTCTAAAGACGCTTGCTATCATAAGGTTAAGTCAAGATATTCTGTATGGCCAAGTGCGTATGCATCAGGTGCATTAGTTAAGTGTCGTAAGGTAGGTGCTGCAAACTGGGGTAATAGTAGTAAAAAAGAAAGTTATTCTTGGAGAGATGATTTTGATTATGTACAAGAAGGTGCAGCTTGGACAAAAAAGGAAGGTAAGAATAAATCTGGTGGTTTAAATGAGAAAGGAAGAAAGTCATATGAAAGAGAAAATCCTGGTTCTGATTTAAAAGCACCAAGTAAGAAAGTTGGAAATCCACGTAGAGCATCATTCTGTGCTAGAATGAAAGGAATGAAGAAAAAGTTGACAAGTGCAAAGACTGCAAGAGATCCAGATTCAAGAATAAACAAATCATTGAGAGCATGGAATTGTGACTATCAACCACAGGGTAATTATATAAAAGAAGATATGCCAACAAATAGCGTTGGTGGTGGTAATATCGCAGGTCTACCACCAGATGAACCTCCAGTAAAGAAAAAGAAGAAGAAATATATGTCCTTGGGTCGTGGATCCCGTAAGGCTTGGATGACATAATGGATGACAATACGAACGTTAATGCAGCAATATTAGAAAGATTAGAAAAAGTTGTCGAATCTCTACAGGAAAACTCTGTAAAGATGGGACAACTTCTTGCTGTTCATAATGAGAAGTTAGATAAGCAAGATCGCATTGACGCAGTATTATTTGAAAAGATCGAGCAGGTAGATCAGAAATTAGATCGTCACGCAGAAAGTATTAAGAAAGGATGTGAGAGAGATATAATGCTCGTAGATAATCGTTTGAGAGTCATAGAGAAAAAGATGTGGACAATCGCAGGTGCACTGACTATTATAAGTTTTGTAGTATCACCGATTGGACAAAGATTTGTAAAAGGATTGACAACTACACCACAACAGAGTATACTTATAGAAAAGTAAACTTTTGTAATGAGTGACGTTGAATTTAAGAAGCATCGTGTGTTCCGTGAAACACAGGATGTTATTTTTTATGACATATCAGTTGATGAATCAAATGCAGCTGATCTTGTAGTTCATACTGGTGCTGCTGTATCACCTCCAGATGATACTGTAGGAGCAAAACAGTTTTATCTACACGAATATCAAGATGACTATAATCGGGTGGTGTCAGGAGAAAGAACCTTTGAGTTAGTTAATCTTGATTGGAAGTATCCATATCATATTGTTCATTTAAATCGTGCGAGTGGGGCATTAGTTATACCAAGAAATACATATCATCGCTCAATATCAGGAGAGAACGGTTCAATCGTAATCAATCAGGCAAAGAGATATGATGGATTTAATGCAAGTGAAGAGTTTATACCAAGATCCTCTGCTATAAATCCAGATTTATATGCTATACTACTAGCAGAAAAACCTGTAATTCATACATTAGGTGAGTAATGAGTTTTGTTGATACAAAGTATATTGGACTAGTTTCCGTCCGATTACAAAAATTCAGTAAGAAGAAAGAAGGACTGTATGCTTTCCGTTGTCCCTATTGTGGTGATTCGCAGAAAAATAAAAACAAGACAAGAGGATACATTTATAAATTAAAGAACGACCATAACTTTAAATGTCATAATTGCGGATTGTCAAGAACTTTTACAAACTTTCTTAAAGATCAAGATGTAGTGTTGTATGATCAATATGTGATGGAGAGATACAAGTCTGGACTGACTGGAAAAATGTCCAACACACCAGATATAGTTGTCAAATCTAGTAAACCAAAATTTACAAAAAAAGATTTTGATCTCCAAAGAATCTCAGAACTAAATAAAACACACCCTGCAAAAATCTACCTTTCCAACAGAAGAATACCAGAGGATAGATTTAAGGATTTGTATTATTGTGAAAACTTTAAACAATGGACAAATGATCAAAAATATACGTTTAGTGACACAAATAATGATGAACCAAGAATCATTATACCATTAAAAGATCGTAGCAAAATCTTTGGATTCCAAGGTCGATCACTCGACCCAAGAAACAAACTACGATACATCACAATCATGCTCGACGAGGAGGCACCAAAAATTTATGGATTGGATAAAATCAACGAGAACAAAACAGTTTACGTTGTCGAAGGTCCTTTCGACTCCCTTTTCTTGGAAAACTGTGTTGCTATGGCTGGGGCCGATCTTGATCTTCGGACGTGTGGTTGGAGCGATTATATTTGTGTTTATGATAACGAACCTCGCAGCAGAGAAATCGTTAAAAGAATCGACAAAACCATTGATAGAGGAGGTAAGGTAGTAATATGGCCAAGTAATATTAATCAAAAAGACATAAACGATATGTTTAATTCTGGCATTAATGTAAAAGATGTGGTAGAATCAAACACATATCAAGGACTAAAAGCAAAAATCAAACTCAACAATTGGAAACGAATATGACCAACGGAACAAAAGTCTTAAAGAGAGATGGACACAGTGAACAGTTGAACCTTGATAAGGTTCATAAGATGACAGAAGAAGCGTGTGAGGGTCTTGCAGGAGTCTCTGCGAGTCAAGTTGAAATTAATTCTGGAATACAATTCTATGACGGAATTAGAACCAGAGAGATACAAGAGATTCTTGTAAGGTCTGCATCAGACTTAATTGATCTTGATGCACCCAATTATCAATATGTTGCTGCAAGACTATTATTGTATGGTCTATACAAACAAGTGTTTGGTGATTGGAAAGATGGATTTCCAAGTGTTGTTGACCATCTTAAGTCAGGATCTGATAAAGGAATATATGATAAAGATCTAATTAATTTATATTCTCAAGAAGAGTGGACAAAGATAAATTCTTGGATAGATCACAGTCGTGATCTAACTTTTACTTACGCAGGTTTAAGACAAGTTGTTGATAAGTATCTTGTACAAGACCGAAGCACAGGAGAAGTATATGAGTCTCCACAGTTCATGTATATGCTCATAGCAGTGACTATATTTTCTAAATATCCACAGGAGACAAGACTCGATTATGTCAAAAGATACTACCAAGCAATCAGCAAGCACAAAATCAACATTCCCACGCCTATCATGGCAGGAGTTAGAACTCCAATTAGACAATTTGCTAGCTGTGTTCTTGTTGATATTGATGACACCCTCGATAGCATCTTTAGTTCTGATATGGCTATCGGCAAATATGTTGCACAAAGGGCGGGTATCGGCATCAACGCAGGTCGCATCCGTGGCATCAACAGTAAAATCAGGGGTGGCGAAGTACAGCACACAGGTGTTGTACCGTTCCTCAAGAAGTTTGAGGCAACTGTCAGATGTTGCACTCAAAATGGCATTAGAGGGGGATCAGCGACTGTCCACTTTCCGATCTGGCACCAAGAAATCCAAGACATAATAGTATTAAAAAATAACAAAGGAACAGAAGATAATCGAGTTCGTAAACTCGATTATTCAATTCAAATTAGCAAATTATTTTATGAAAGATTTTGTGACAACAAGGAAATTACGCTTTTTTCTCCTCATGACGTTCCAGAGTTGTATGACAGTTTTGGTACTGAATTATTTGATGAACTATATTGCTCTTATGAGAGTGATGAATCTATCCCCAAGATTAGGGTAAGTGCTCAAGAACTTATTCTTAATATCTTAAAAGAAAGAGCAGAGACTGGTCGTATTTACATTATGAATATTGACCATTGTAATAGTCACAGTTCATTTAAGGACAAAGTTAATATGAGTAATCTTTGTCAAGAGATTACATTACCTACAGATCCAATCAATCATATAGATGATAAGGATGGAGAGATTGCTTTATGTATTCTTTCTGCAATCAATATTGGAAAGATAAGAAATCTAGATGAGATGGAGGAGTTATGTGATCTATCTGTCAGAGGTCTTGAAGAGTTAATTGATTATCAAGATTACCCTGTAGCAGCTGCAGAGATTGCTACGAAAGCAAGAAGGTCACTTGGTGTTGGATTTATTGGATTAGCACATTATCTTGCAAAAAATAATGTTAAGTATTCAGATCCAAAAGCACTTTCTTTAGTCCACGACATCACTGAAGCCTTTCAGTATTATCTTCTTAAATCAAGTAGTGAAATTGCGAAAGAGAAAGGTGCTTGTTCAGGATTCAAGAATACTAAATATTCTAACGGAATCTTTCCTATAGATACTTATAAGAAAGATGTTGATGAATTAGTACCTAATAATTTGAAGTATGATTGGAATTCTTTACGGAATCATGTACAGGAGTTCGGATTACGACACTCAACGCTTTCGGCACAAATGCCATCGGAGAGCAGTTCTGTTGTCTCTAATGCAACAAATGGAATCGAACCACCAAGAGGATTCTTGTCAATCAAAAAATCAAAGAAAGGACCTTTGAAGCAAATTGTTCCATCATACGGAACTCTCAAAAATAACTATACGCTTCTCTGGGATATGATGAGTAATGAAGGATACATTAACATCGTTGCAGTTATGCAAAAATTCTTTGACCAAGCGATCTCTGGTAACTGGAGTTATAACCCAGTTAACTATCCTAATTCAGAAGTTCCAGTTTCTGTAATGGCACAAGATCTTCTCACAACATACAAATATGGTTGGAAGACAAGTTATTATCAGAACACTCATGATATGAAAACTGATGAGATTGACGAACCATCAGATCAAAATGATAATATCGAATCATTAGTTAACGATCTTTTACAAGCTCAGGAGGAAACTTGTGACAGTTGCACAATCTAAGATTGAAGGAATGACAGTATTTAATACTGAAAACACTGACACTAAAAAACAACCAATGTTTTTTGGTCAACCTTTAGGTGTTCAAAGGTATGACAATTTTAAGTATCCAAACTTTGAAAACTTAACAAAATCTCAGTTAGGATATTTCTGGAGACCAGAAGAGGTATCTCTACAGAAAGATCGTGGAGACTATCAAACATTACGTCCAGAACAAAAACATATCTATACTTCAAATCTAAAGTATCAGATTATGCTTGATTCTGTTCAAGGTCGTGCACCAGGTATGGCATTTTTACCATACTGTTCTTTACCAGAATTAGAGGCATGTATGTCTTGCTGGTCATTTATGGAGATGATTCATTCACGTTCATATACATACGTAATTAAAAATGTTTATCCTGATCCATCTGAAGTTCTTGATAAAATTTTAGATGATCCTCGTATATTAGAACGTGCTTCAAGCGTAACTGAGTCTTATGATGATTTTATTAATGACGCACAAGAGTGGGGAACTGGTAATATGTGGAAGAACGAATGGAAAGAAAGTCCTACTTCTTCATATGAAATCAAAGAATTAAAAAGAAAACTTTATCGTGCGGTAGCCAATGTTAACATACTGGAAGGAATTCGCTTTTACGTTAGCTTTGCTTGTAGCTTTGCTTTCGGAGAACTTAAACTCATGGAGGGATCAGCAAAAATTATCTCCCTCATTGCCAGAGACGAAAATCAGCATCTCGCAATAACTCAAAACATATTGAACTATTGGAGAAAAGGTGATGATCCAGAAATGAAAGAGATAGTCAGAGAAGAAGAAGACTGGACATATAAAATGTTTGGTCGTTGCGTTGATGAAGAGAAACGTTGGGCAGAATATTTGTTTAAAGATGGTAGTATGATTGGATTAAATGACAAGTTACTACATCAGTATGTTGAATGGATTGCAAACAAGAGAATGAAATCAATTGGTCTAAAACCAATATATGATATACCAGCAAGAAATAATCCATTACCTTGGACTGCACATTGGATATCCTCAAAAGGATTACAAGTCGCACCACAGGAAACTGAAGTTGAGTCATATATAGTAGGTGGTATTAAACAAGATGTCAAAAAAGATTCATTCGCAGGATTCAAACTCTGATATTGAATGGGATATGAATGCTTTATATGATTCTTTTCGTGATGCTGCAGATGACTATAAAAAAGTTATGAAACAATTAGAAGATGAAAACTCAGAGTGCGAAAGCAAAGGGACGTAATTTACAAAAGTGGGTTGTTCAACAACTCATAGAAACTTTTGATATACATCCAGAAGATATTAAATCTTGTTCAATGGGAGCAGGAGGTGAAGATGTTGTGATGGCAAGAGCAGCAAGAGAAAAGTTTCCTTTTAGTGTAGAGTGTAAGAACCAAGAGAAACTAAATGTGTGGGATGCCTATGAACAGGCAAAAGAAAACTGCAATGGTTATGAACCCATTGTGGTGATGAAAAAAAATCGGAAACAACCTTTAGTTGTTATTGATGCCGAACATTTTATTTCACTATGTTCTAGGATTGGTTATAATAAATAAAAATAAAGCTATAGGAAAATGAAATCAACACCTCGCCAAGTTAAAGAAGCAAAGAAAACATATGAAAGAGTCGTTGATCATTTAGTATCAGAAGGATACGCAAAAAATAAAACAGATGCAGATAATATTATTGGAGGAATGAGCGAAGAGTGGTATAATATGATTATTAATAACTAATTCTTTATTTTTTTATTATGGAAAATTTGAACGCTACTGTGTATGATACCCCCTTTCCTCATATAATATATGATAATTTTTATAATCAAGAGGAGTTAGATTTAATTTGGGAAGAACTTAAATTTTATACGAAACCAGGAAAACTTCTTGAAGCAAAAGACTTTGGAGGAGTGGTAGATAAAACAAATTCACACGCAATTGCTTTAGACGCTGTTTATATAAATGACATTAAAAATAAAGTAAACTACCGAAAACTATCTAGTATTTTAACTGTAAATAGAAAATTATTTTTACCAGAAATATTAGAACCTTTTGCTAATATTCATGATTGCTGTTCAATTGCACCACTGGCAAGTTATGATGTTACAAAAATAAGATATTATCACGATGAAGAGTATTATGATGCACACATAGATAAAACATTTCAGTTCTTAGCATTCTCATACTTTTATAAAGAACCGAAGAAGTTTGAAGGAGGCGAGTTATATTTCCCTAAGTATAACTATGAAGTTCCGTGCACAAATAATTCAATGATAATTTTACCTGGTTGGGTAAGACATGGTGTAAAGAAAGTAAGTATAAAAAATTCTGACTATTATGATGGTTGGGGTAGATATTGTATTTCGAGTTTTTTCTGTTGTGCCAATGAGTTAATGATGGAAACTGCTGGAATTAATTAACCTGCTTAAGCATGTGTAACTCCAGTTGCAGTTTGACTTCCAGTAACACTTCCAGTTTGTGCATTACTACCAAATAAAGTTGAATTTGCTGCATTAGATATAGTTACAGTAATACTACCACTTGTTTTACGGATGGCAGCACCTGATGCACCACCAGTTCCACCTTCTCCTGTTACGTTTTCTTCATTTTCTGGAGTTCCTGTGTGCACACCTTGTGCTCCGTTTCCACCTTTAGATGTTGTTCCATCACCTCCATTATTTCCATTGTCTGTTGGGTTTCCTTCACCATCAGTTCCAGCTCCACCTCTTCCACCTTCGCCAGCAAGACCACCACCGCCACCACCACCACCGTGGGCTAGTTTATTTTCTCCCCCATTTCCACCTTTACCACCAGCAGTATTACTACCACTTTCACCAGCATTACCACTTGCATTTACTGTTTCTAATTCTTGTTCCTCTATTCTCCATAGTTGGTTAACAGGAGAGTTATCAACTTGTACATTTGGTATTCCATTTGTGGAACCAGTACTACTGTTTCTTAAATATCTTTTAGAACCAACACCACTACCAACTACAAGTGGATCACCATTTGTATTAATACCAACAATCTGATCACTTCTTACAAATTTAAATTCTTCACTAATTGATGCAACATCAAATTTAAAATTAGAAGTACCTCCACCAAGATTATTAGTAACTGTAATTGTATCGTTTACTACATATCCTTTACCACTCTGGTTAACAGCGACATTAGTAACTACACCACCAGTGCCAACCGTTATAGTAAAAGTAGCAGTATTGTTGCCAGCTCCTTCATTAGTATACTCTGAAGCACTGATACTGTAGTTTCCAACACTTCTACCTGAATCTGTAGTATTTTTGAAATTATCTACACTTTGAATTATACCCATCTTTCTAAACACTCCATCAGTGACATCTGCAACATTTACTACTGTGGAAGTAGTATTAAAAAAAACACCTTTGTCAGCGTAAGCTTCTACAGTTCCTCCACTACCCTGTACACCACCACTGCCATTCGGTATTCCTTGACCGCCACCACCGCCACCACCATTAGCTCTGTATACTGGTCCTTGCCAAGCTTCTTCTTTTTCTAAGCGTCTATAACCACCACCGCCACCACCGCCACCACCAGCAAGGATTGATCCATTATTGATAATTGCTGTTCCCTCATATTGAATACCTAGACCACTACTTCCATCTGTACCATTTCCTCCATTATTTGCAGGTACTGATTCTTCGGAACCTCCACTAGTTCCACCAGCACCGCCATCTCCACCTGCACCACTTATCAAACCAGAAGATCCAACTTCAACACTTAAAACTGTTCCAGTCTCCCACTCATTTCCAGTTCTTACAGCACAGTGAGTGACGTTACCTTTTGAAGAACCAATATTTTTATTAACGTGTATTCTTACTTTACTACCAGATGAATCATTTACAATTCTATCTTTTGTTGCAGGAAATCCAATCACAGTTCTATTTCCACTCGCTGATCCTGTCTGATATTTTTCTCTTGCATCAGCTGGATTATTTGCATCAGAAGTATAATAATCTATAATCACATTTAATCTTTTACTGTAAAAATCACTAAATGAAATTTGACTAGAACCAACAGCAACAGATTGTGGTATACCAGTATCTAATGGTTGATTAATTAATCCACCCACAGTTTGACTAATTCTATAAGCACCAAGATTATTGTTAGGTGCTTCACCAAACTCAAATTCTATTTCACTAAATGCTAATGAACTTCCAGAATTTTTAATTGCCATTTATCTCTCCAAAGTTTTTAATTCATCTACTTCTGATTTAAGTTCTTTGATTGCTTCGATTAATAATGGAACGAGTTTATGATATTGTACTGATTTATACCCAGAATCTTGATCTTTGACTATTCCAGGTAATCCGAGTGCTTCAATTTCTTGTGCAATTATACCAGTATCTTCTCCTTCATAATAAGAATTTCCTTCCTTCCAAGTAAATGTATTACCACTAATTGAAAGCACCTTAGCAAGAGGATCTTCAATAGGTGTGATGTTATCCTTTAAGTTTTCATCTGATGAAGAATAGAAAGCAGTAATATCTCCAGTTACACGTAATGCTCCAGTAATATCTATACCTGTACTAAGAGTCTTTAATTTTTCATTACCACTAGCAGCATGACATAGTTTTACCTCACCAGTAGAGTGAGTCATGACTATAAAATTATCGCCATTACTCTTTTCAAATACCATTTGATTGCCAGCAATTTGCAATCTCAAATCATCACCACTTCCAGTTGATACGTTATGTAAAATTTTACTGATTCCGCTAGAAGTGTGTTGTATTGATAATTCTCCTGAATTTCCTAATTTTATAGAATTAGAATCATTCAATTGTAAACTATCACTAGTGGGCAATTCTTGTATCTGATTTGCATCACTATTAACTATCAGGGGGATTCTATCTGCCATTGATATATAAAGACTTTTGTTTCTATTTATGTTATTAAAAATAAAGGATTCTAAATAAGAATGATTTGGTAAATTGAAAATTATTAAAATGTTAGTTATTAAGTGTAAAGTTTGTAATACAGAGTTAAGTAATAAGAGTAAAAAATCTCAATGCTGCGGTTGTCCAAATATGACCAGTATTTTTGATGAGAAGATTACAGCAAAAGACTTGTCAAAAGTTTTGATAGTCAATTCTGGTGTCAAAAAAAGTAAAAGAGATGCTCTAACTGACTCTGAATTACAATGGCAAGAGCAAAGAAGAATGAGAAAAGTTCGTCGGTTAGATTTTGAAATTCGCTAAATAAAAATACTTAGATCAATAACTTGTCGTGGAGAAATAGACGAGGAGATCATAAGGGAAGAATTTTTTACCAGAATGGATATTCAAAAAGAATTAAAAAATGTTCATAAAAAGTTAGAAGATATTGAGAAAAAACAAGAAATGTTAAATCGAATACAAGAATTAGAGAGGATTCGTGAGGAAACCCAAGCAAAGAGACCTACTGGACATTAGGTAAAACTTTGCTATAATATAGATATTAAAAAATACAAATCATGATCAGAACTTTATTTACAGAATTTCCTGTATCTGATGTTCCTGTAGAAAGGAGTATTAGTCAGGAGAAGATCAAAAAGTATACTTACTCCAAAGCAGAAGTAGATGTGCTCATTGATGCTGCTGTTGAAAAGGCTGTTGCTGAAGCAAGAAGAATTGATGAAGAGTCAATGGCAAAGCACAATCGTGATGCTACTGTCATCAGTATGATTCTTGGATTCACAACTCTTGCATTATTTGTAGACGGTTTGTTAAGAATGTTGGGAATCATTCCACCCTTTATGGAGATCGATATTAACATCCTAGATAAGATAGAAACAGATATGATAGATAAGATAAAACAAGTTCCTGTACAAAAATTATTTCAACACGGTTTCAGATAATAAAATAACTAAATAAATTGATATATTTTTTTATTCAATGGATAAGGAACCTAAATTTAAAGTAACTTTTGATGGATGCTATAATTATAAAAAACTTAAGGATGAAGGATTAGTCGATGATAATTCAGAAGATGATCCGATAGTTCTTATACACACCACACATAATGACGGTTGTTAAAGTGTCACATTTATCTTGACTTAATTTTTAAATTAATCTATAATGTGTATGTAAATGATTCAAAGCAATGACGCTTACTACTAAATTCAAAAAAGATCTCAACACTCTTAAAGCAGCTGCCGAAAGAGAAATTTATTTGGATGTAAAACATCCCAAATTATATAAAAAGGTATGTAGATACTATCAGAATGAAGTTGAGTTAGTTGGAGAAGATCCAGATGCAGATTATAATTTAATCATTGAGTGCATCAAACAAGATTTAGCGGAGGTTTAATTATTATGATTGAAGTGATTCGTCAAAAAGATCCTTACAGGTATGTGAAGATGCCTGATCTACTTGAGAATGGTCAACCAGACTATCGTATTCAGAAATGGAATAATTATAATGGTTACAAAGATATGTACCTTTGTGATAATTGGATGCAAATGAAAACAGCTATTCAAGATTTTGAATACACAAAATGGTTAGATCCTGCAGGTGTACCTTGTTATATTAAAGACGAATGAAATATGAAAGACCTTGGGGATGGTATATAACAATTGATGAGGGGTATGGGTATAAGGTAAAAAGAATAGAAGTTAAACCTAATGCAAAACTTTCATTACAGTTGCACCATCATCGTGCAGAACATTGGATAGTTGTAAAAGGAACTGCTTTGGTTGAAGTGGGTAAAGATCAAATAATACTACACGAAAATCAAAGCACTTATATTCCTATAGGATCAAAACATCGACTTTCAAATCCAGGTTCAATACCTCTTCAGATAATTGAAGTTCAAAGTGGAATGTATCTTGAAGAAGATGATATTGTCAGGTTTGAAGATTCTTATGGAAGAAGTTGACAATTTGTGTAGATAGTAGTAATATAGATATATTATTACTCAAGGAAAAAAAATGAGTCAATACAAAAAAACAGCATTAGTATTAGGTGCAGGTGGATTCATCGGTAGTCATATGGTGAAGAGACTTCGTTCTGAGGGATACTGGGTACGTGGTGTTGATCTTAAAGAACCAGAGTTTTCAAAAACAGAAGCAAATGAATTTGTTATCGGTGATTTAAGAGAAGTTAGTTTTGTTCGTCGTGTAATTCAATTCAAAGGTTATCAAGGTAACTTTTATAATTCAGTCCCATATCGATTTTTAGAATCATTCGATGAGATTTATCAGTTTGCTGCTGATATGGGTGGTGCAGGTTTTGTATTCACTGGTGAAAATGATGCAGATATTATGCATAACTCTGTATCAATTAACTTAAATGTTCTTGAGGAGCAACGTAAATTTAATGAAGATTATAAAGTAAATAAAACAAAAATATTTTACTCTGGTTCAGCATGTATGTATCCAGAGCATAATCAACTTGACCCTAATAATCCTGATTGTCGTGAATCATCAGCATATCCAGCAGACCCAGACTCAGAGTACGGATGGGAGAAACTCTTTTCTGAACGTCTATACCTCGCTTACAGTCGTAATTACGATATTCCTGTGCGTATTGCCAGGTATCATAATATCTTCGGACCAGAAGGAACTTGGGAAGGAGGTAGAGAAAAAGCACCAGCAGCAATCTGTAGAAAAGTAGCTTATGCAGGTCTTGCCGATACTATCGAAGTATGGGGTGATGGTGAGCAGACTCGATCATTCCTTTACATTGATGAATGTATTGAAGCAACACGTAGATTGATGGAATCTGATTTTATAGGACCTGTGAATATTGGTTCAGAAGAGATGGTTACTATTAATGAGTTAGTAAGAATAACTGCAAAAGTAGCACACAAATCTATAGGCAGAAATCACATTGAAGGTCCTTTAGGTGTTCGTGGACGTAACTCAAATAATGATCTCGTTAGAGAAAAATTAGGATGGGATTATTCACAACCTCTTGAAGAAGGTATTCGCAAAACTTATGAGTGGATTGAAGAGCAAGTAGAACCATTAAAAGCAGAGGAGGATCTCGAATTACTTTATAATTCATAATGAAAGTTGCTATTCTTGGTTCAAGTGGTCAGATAGGTGCATATCTTACAGAGTATCTTCGTAAAAAAGAACATTTAGTAAGAGAATTTGATATTGTAAATGATCCACATGAAGATATGACTCACATCCCAAATCCATTTTTACGAAATGTAATTATGGATTCTGATTTTGTTTTCTTTCTTGCATTTGATGTTGGTGGTTCACACTATCTAAAGAAGTACCAACATACTTTTAAGTTTCTTGATAATAATGCAAGAATGATGGCAAATGTTTTTGGTCATTTGAGTGATTATAAAAAACCATTCGTATTTGCATCATCTCAGATGAGTAATATGAGTTACTCTCCATATGGTGTGATGAAAAGAGTTGGTGAGATGTATACAAAATCTCTAGATGGATTAATTGTTAAGTTTTGGAATGTATATGGCATTGAAAATGATATGGAGAAAGCACATGTAATCACAGATTTTATACGAAAAGGGTTTGAAACTGGCATTATAGATATGATGACAGATGGAACTGAAGAAAGGGAGTTTCTTTATGCCGAAGACTGTTGTGAAGCGTTGGAGTCCGTTATGCAAAACTATGATCGACTCACTTCTAATGACGAACTTCATATTACTACTGGTAATTCCACAACTATATTGGAAATTGCACAAAATATACAAAAATTATTTTCCAACATTGGAAAAGAAGTTGTAATTAAACCAGCAGATTCTAAAGATGAAGTACAGAAAGATGCTAGAAATGTATCAGATCCTTACATACAAAAATTTTGGAGATCTACAACTTCAGTAAAAGAGGGTTTGACAAAAGTATTTTATGAAATGAAAAAAAATTATGAGTAAGTTTAAATTTAATCTTTATTGTAATGATACATTAGAACCATCAAGTTCTGATAAAAATACACCAAAATATGTAGAATGGGATTATCACGGAAATGGTGATGTTAATTTATATGTTAGTCAAAGAGCTCTCGATGCGATTAATGATAGATCAGGAAAACCAACTTATATTTGGTTATTAGAATCAAGACAAATTATTCCTCAATTTTATGATTGGGTTTTGAATAATTATGATTTTGTGATGTCAAGAGTTGATGGTATTTTTAGTTGTGATGAATCTGTTTGTGAAAAGTATGAAGGTGTATCTTATGGTATTACAAACGCAGCACCTTGGGTAGTAGATAGACAGATCTATAAAAAAACTAAATTAGTATCAATGATTGCATCAAATAAAAGAATGTGTGAAGGTCATTTAAAAAGATTATCTTTCGTTGATAAGTTCAGAGATAAATTAGATTTTTATGGTCGTGGTTTTAACGAAATATCTTGTAAAGAAGAAGGATTGAAAGATTATATGTTTTCTGTTGGTATTGAAAATGCAGTTTATGATACTTACTTTACAGAAAAACTAACAGATTGTTTTGCTTGTGGGACGATTCCAATATTTTACGGGTGTAGAGGAGTTACAAAATACTTTAATGAAGATGGTATTATATTTTTAGATGACAACTTTGATTTATCTACCTTGACAGAAGACTTATATTACTCTAAAATAGAAGCAGTAAAAGATAACTTTGAAAGAGCTATCAATTTTCCAGTTGCGGAAGACTATCTTTATACAACTTATTTTAAGTAACTTATGAACCGTATAGAAAGTTATCCAAAGTTAACAATTGATATTGTAAAATGGATAAAAGATTATTATTACTATAATAATATTGACACTCTTGTTGTTGGTGTGTCTGGTGGAATTGACTCTGCTGTTGTATCTACATTATGTGCAGAGACAGGTCTTCCAACTTATGTGATTACTATGCCATTAGATTCAAAGAAAGAGAATACTGAGTTGTCAAATTTACATGCTAAAGAACTTGATGAGAAGTATGAAAATGTCGAAATTTTAGATATAGATTTATCAGGAGTATTTCATACTTTAATCTCTACTATAGGACTTCAAACAAGTAAAGAAGGATATACTTATAATCGAGATTTAATTACGAATGAACATTCAAATGCGAATACTAAATCAAGATTACGTATGGTAACTCTATATCAGATTGCAGGTTCAGTTGGTGGTATCGTTGTTGGTACAGGAAATAAGGTAGAAGATTATGGTGTAGGATTCTATACAAAGTATGGTGATGGTGGTGTTGATATTGCACCGATTGCTGATTTATATAAAACTGAAGTATGGGAATTAGGAAAACATTTAAAAGTCAATGAACTTATAATCAAAGCTAAACCAACTGATGGTTTATGGGGTGACTCAAGAACTGATGAAGATCAACTTGGAGCATCATATGAACAGTTAGAAGAGGCAATGGAATATGGCACAGGTCCTGCTGTAAAAATATTGGGTGAATATAATGAAAGAAATAAACATAAAATGAATCCTATACCTACATTTAAATTATGAAAATAGGAGTTATTGGAGCAGGAAGATTAGGAATATGTTTTGCTCTTCTTTGTGAAGCAGCAGGATATGAAGTAGTCGTTTCTGATATTAGAGAAGATTATGTAAATGATCTCAATCAAAGAAAAATTGAAACTACTGAACCAGAGGTAGAGAATCTTTTAAAGGTAGCAAAAAACTTTAGAGCAACCACAAGCAATCAACAAATTATTAGAGAATGCGATTTAATTTATACACTAGTACCAACACCATCATTAGAAGATGGTTCTTATGATGTATCTGCAGTTTGGGAAGTTGTAGAAGATTTCAAACAAGAAATGAAAATAGCAAACTATCCTAAAAATTTTATTGTAGGATGTACGACAAATCCTGGTGATTGTGAATTGTTCCGAAAAGAATTACCACAGAGTGTAAGTGTATATTATAATCCAGAATTTATTGCACAAGGATCGATTGTTAGAGATTTGAGAAAAGCAGATATGGTTCTACTTGGATACAGTCCTTCTAATTCTGAATATGAAAAAACAATATATGAAATTGAAGAGTTATATAAAAAGATACAAACAACCAGAGCAATCGTTTGTGTGATGTCAAATACATCTGCAGAGATTACAAAGATAGCTTTGAATTGTTTTCTTACAACTAAAATCAGTTATGCAAATATGCTTGGTGATGTTTTAAGAAATGCTGGTTGTGGAGATGAAATACCAACTGTATTGAGTGCAATTGGAACTGATAGTCGAGTCGGTAGAAAATATCTTAGATATGGATTCGGTTATGGCGGTCCTTGTTTCCCTAGAGATAATAGAGCATTTGCTTCATTTGCAAAAAATGTTGGTTTAGATTATAATTTAGGATATGTTACTGATGCAATCAATAATCAACATGCTAAATTATTATGTGATTACTATGATCAAGTCAACGAAAATCTACCTTTCTTTTTCTCATATATAACTTACAAGAAAGGAACTGACATCTTAACTGAAAGTCAACAATATCGTTTGTGTATTGATCTTTTAGATAGGGGTCGCAAGGTTTACATTCAAAATGATACTCGTGTCATACCACAAATTAGATCTGAACTAATTGATAAGTATGGAGATAGAGTAAAAATTGTAGATAACAAAGAAAACATTACTGAAAAGATTTTTATTATTGAATTATGATTGGATATGATAGATTAGGTTGTAATGGTCGTCTGGGTAATCAGATGTTTCAATATGCAGCATTAAGAGGTATTGCTGCAAAAAGAAATTTTGAATGGAAAATACCTCCAGAGGATTATGACCATACAGCTAACTATGGTCTTTTTGAAACATTTGAAATGTCAGATGTTAAAGAAAATAATTTTGGATTTATCAATGGTGAAATTGCATCAGAAAATGATCACTGTTTTATTGAAGAATTTTTTACTGAATGTCCAGACAATATATCTTTAGATGGTTTCTTTCAAACAGAAAAATATTTTAATCATATAGAAGATCAAATTCGTAAAGAGTTTACATTCAAAGAACAATATTTAAAACCTTGTAGAGATTATATTGATTCACTAGATAAAGCACCTATTTTTTTACATATTCGCCAAGCAGATAATATAGGAAGAGAACAATATCATCCAATACTACCTATATCATATTTTGAAGAATGTCTTCAAGAATTTCCAGAAGATACACCTTGTTTTGTTTTTACTGATGATTTGAATTGGTGTAAATCTCAAGATTACTTTAATCAAGATAAGTTTTTATTTAATGAAAATGCCGACAGGTATGACTATGTAAGTATGGATGGTCTTGGTAAAATGCAGAATACATTGTTACCACAAGTTGACTTATGTTTGATGTCTTTGTGTTCTGGTGCTATAATAGCAAATAGTTCTTTCTCTTGGTGGGGTGCTTGGTTGCAAAATGATCGTGGAAAAGTGATTGCTCCAGATCCTAAAAAATGGTTTGGAACATCAATGACACATTTGGATACATCAGATGTTGTACCTGAACGTTGGTTAATTAAAGAATGGAGTAAGTAATGCTTGATTATAAAACTTTAAGTTATGCAAATGACATTGGAGCAGGTGGTCTTCAAGATATATTTGCTATGATTGTTTTTGGTAAAGAATACAAAGGAACTTTTGTTGATATTGGATGTCGTCATCCAGTATTACATAGTAATAGTTATTTGTTGGAACAATATGGTTGGAAAGGATTTGCAGTTGACTTAGAATTTTATACTCCAGAGTGGAAACAATATAGACCAAATTCTGTATATAAAAATATGGATGCTTTTATGGTAAATTATGAGCAACAGTTTAAAAATTTAGAAATGGAATCACCAATAGATTTTCTTTCTGTTGACTTAGAACTTCCTGGTGAAAGATTGAATATATTAAAAAAAGTATTTGAAACTGGTTATGAATTTAAAACGATTACAATTGAGCATGATGCATATTGCCAACCAGTAGAATTAGAAAAAATACCGCAAAGAGAATATCTCACAGAAAAAGGATATACTCTTGTAAGGAAAGATGAGATTATTGAAGACTTTTGGATTAATCCAAAGTATATTAATGAGGATCAATATCAATTATTAAAATCACATAATACTGGTCCTGAAGAAATACATCCTTGGATATTTTTAAAACAAGAACATAATTATGATTGGATGCACTTCTATGATCAAATAGATTTTAATAGTATTCCTGAATTTGTAGACTCTAAACCTTATTAATACAATGACTATATCATTTAATGGACTTGGTAATGAAGGTCGTCTTGGCAATCAAATATTTCAATATGCTTTCATTCGTGGATTAGCTGCAAAAACAGGATACGATTGGATGATACCACCAGATGGATCTAGTCGTTTTGATAATTATGGTTTATTTGAATGCTTTGAATTGACTGGATGTAAACAAACTGGAGAAGGATCATTTCAAACATTAGAATGTAGAGATACTTTATTTCATCCAGAAATATTTACAGATGCAAGAGATAACATTAATTATTCTGGAACATATCAAACAGAAAAATATTTTGAACATATTGATACTGAGATAAGAAAAGATTTAACTTTTCAAAAGGGTTACTTAGAACCCTGTCAAGAATTTATTGATAGTCTTGGTGGCAGAGATAATTGTATATTTCTACACGTACGTAGAGGAAATCCAAACATAACAGGAAGAAGAGGAGAAAAATGGTCATATCAAATGCTACAGGAGTATCATCCATTATGTAAGAAAGAATATTATATTGAAGCACTAAAAAAATTTCCAAAAGATAAAAATGTAATTATTGTTTCAGACCTTATTGATTGGTGTAAGAAACAAGATTGGTTGCAAGAGGATAGATTTTATTTTTCTGATTCTTCTTATGAAACTTTTGGTGATGGTGCAAGTGTTCCATATATTGATTTATGTTTGATGTCATTATGTGGTGGCGGTATTATTGCTAACTCATCATTATCATGGTGGGGAGCGTGGTTACAAAATAATACTGGTAAAATAGTTGCTCCTGATCCTTGGTATGGATCAGCAAATGCACATCTTGATACAAAAGATCTAATACCAGATAGATGGATAAAAATTCATAATGATCCTACACCAATTACTCCAGAAGAATGAATTTAACATTTCTAATTCCAGTTAAAATTGAATCAGAAGATCGTGTAAGAAATCTTACTACAGTATTGACGTATATACTGAATAAGTTTGATGCAAAAATTTTAGTTCAAGAACATGATAAAGTTCAAAGATTTAATGATCTTATTCTACCTAATATTCCTAAATCAGATAATATTGAATATACTTTTGATCTTCAAACAAATAATTATTTTCACAAAACCAAAATACTTAATGATCTTTTATTGAGATCTGATACTGAAGTTGTCTGCAACTATGATACTGATGTTCTTCTTCCAGAAAAAACATATACAGAAGCATATCGATTAATTAAGAGTAAACAATATGATGCTGTGTATCCATATGGTTGCGGTATTTACCAAAAAGCTGTAACATATACACAGGAAACTTTTGAAAAGTTTTTAAATTCAGACTTAAATGTTCAGAGTTTGGATAAACATGCTAGAATACATAACTCAACTATTGGATGGTGTCAGTTTGTTCGTAGGGAAAATTACATTAAATCATTTATGATGAACGAAAATTTTCATGCATGGGGTCCTGAAGATTCTGAATTTTATTATCGATTGAGTGTGCTTGGTAATCGAATAGCTCGAATAAATGATTTTGTATATCACTTGGAACACTCAAGATCAAATGATTCTTGGTTTTCAAATCCTCTATGGAGAGAAAACACACAACTCTGGCATTGGATTCAATCTCAATCTGGAGAAACTTTTTTGAACTATTATCAAAATCAAGATTATTATAAAAGGAGATTGAAAGATGTTAGGTCTTAATTATCTTGGAAAGATGGGACAACTTGGTAATCAAATGTTCCAATATGCAGCATTAAAAGGTATTGCTACTAAACATAATTATCAATGGTGTATTCCAAATCATAAACAAGTAGTTGATGATGGAATAGGAAACAAATTAAGAATCGAATTATTTGATTGTTTTAAATTAGAAAGTGTTCAAGCATTTGGAATGTTGCATAATGGTCATGCACCTATTGTGCAAGAAAAACACTTTCATTTTGATAAAGATCTTCTTGAATTGTGTCCAGATGAAATTTCTTTGGTTGGATATTTTCAGTCTGAAAAATGGTTCAAACATATTGAAAAAGATATAAGAAAAGACTTCCAATTTCACGATGAAATTCTAAGTCCTTGTAAGGAGATGATAGAAGGAGTAACTTCTCCAGTGGCAGTTCACATTCGAAGGGGTGATTTTATAATTAATTCTGCAAGACATCATAATTTATCTTTAGAATATTATGAGAAAGCATTAAAACATTTTGATAAAACTTCTACCATTATTGTATTTTCAGATGATCCAGATTGGTGTAAACAACAAAAAGTATTTGATGATGATCATATATTAGTTGCAGAAGGAAATACAAATTATGTTGATTTATGTTTGATGAGTTTATGTGAGGGACATATAATTGCAAACAGCACTTTTTCTTGGTGGGGAGCTTGGTTAGCAGATAGTCAAAAAGTTATAGCACCAAGTATATGGTTTGGTGAGGAACTCAAATCAGTAAATGATATTAAAGATCTTTATCCTAAATCATGGGAGGTTCTATGAAGAAAGATTTAAAAGATTGTACTTTTATTATTCCAATTCGTATTGAATCAACTGATAGACTTCGAAATGTAATTACTATTCTTTGTTATCTTAATTCTAATTTTGATACTAATATAATAGTAAAGGAAGTAGACAAAGAATCAGTATTCGATAAAGATGCATTACCACAAGTTGAAGAGTATTGTGGGGATGTTTCTAATATCAAATACATATTTGAAAAATCTGATGATCCAATATTTTTAAGAGAGAAAATTTTAAACGAAATGTTAGTTTTAACATCAACAAATGTTGTTGTTAATTATGATTGTGATGTTGTATTTCCAGTAACATCTTACTTGGAAGCATATAGAAAGATTATGGAAAATGAAAGTGATATGGTTTATCCATATGGTGAAGGTCCTTGGCAATATAAAATTTTCTGTGATGATCAAATGGTATCAGACTTTTTAAATAATGATTATGATTTTAATATTCTAAAAAGAAAATCATATAACGACAATGCAGGAGAAGGATGGGTGCAGTTTATAAAAAGAGATGTTTACTTTGAAGCAGGTATGGAGAATGAAAATTTTATGGGATCTGCACCTGATGACTTTGAAAGAAGATATAGATTTACAACTTTAGGATATAGAGTTGACAGAGTAAATGATTACATCTATCATTTAGAACATAGTCGAGGTATGAATTCTTATCCACAGTCTATGTCACAGCATCCATATTGGAAACATAACTGGGGATTATGGGAACAATTAAAAGAATATTCCAAAGAACAATTAATTGACTATTATTCAAAACAAGAATACTTGAACAAATATAATTAATGTACGTTGCATCTTGCCCACTTCGAATCTCTTTGTTTGGAGGTTCTACAGATAACCCTTACTTTGTTGAGAAGTATGGTCGTGGTTCTGTGATTAGTTTTACATCCACATTAAAAACTTATGTCACTATTAGTCAGGATAAATTTGGTTTTAATAAAGACAAGCACAAATATATTATAAATTATTCGAAGAGAGAAGAAGTTTCAAGTATTGATGATATACAGAATGAAGTAGTAAGAACAGTATTAAAGTATTATAATATGCCTCCTGTATTAGTCGCTTTAACAAGCGATGCGTATTCGCAAGGAAGTGGTTTAGCATCTTCTTCATCTTATACAATTAGTCTTATTAAAGCTTGTTGTTTATTTTTAGGCAAATCAATTACAGATAGTGATGCCTGTAAACTTGCATATAATTTGGAAAGAACTTATAACCCTTATTGTGGGTATCAAGATCCATATGGTTGCGGTGTTGGTGGGTTTAAAAGGATTAATTTTATGGGCGATAACTCTATTACATATGAGTTTCTATCTACTGATATATTTAAGCACTATGATACTCATCTTGTCTTTACTGGTGTTACGAGAAACTCGAAGAAAATCCTCAAAGATATTACAGAAAATTTAGATAAAATTAAACCACTTTTAAAGACTGCCGATACTGCATATGATGTTCTACAGTCAAATGATTATGAAAAATTTTTATATTTAATTGGAAAGAGCTGGCATCAGAAAAAAGAAACATCTTCTACGATTATGGAGAGTGATATTATAATAGAAATGGATTATATATTAGAAAAAAATGAAACTGTATGTGCACATAAATTATGTGGTGCAGGTAATGGTGGATTCTTTTTAATATTTTCTGAAAAAGATACCTTGAATATTCCACTTCATTGTGTTAAAATAGATATTGAGACATCGGGTGTATATGGTAAATCCATTTGATGAATACATAGAGACTTTAAAATCTGCACATATGGAAGTTGAGTTCTTCAAGTTTCAGAAAGCATTTTATACTCACAATAGAATAATAGTATTGGGTAATGGTGGTAGCAACTCTGTTGCTTCTCATATATCTCAAGATTACATGAAGTTTCATAATAAGAAAGTTTCAATACTTTCTGATCCTTCTATGATCACAATGCTTACGAATGATTTTGGTTATGAGTTTGCATATCAAAAATTTTTAGAATATTATGTTGAGTCAGATACTCTTGTGATTATTATAAGTTCTGGCGGTGAATCACCAAATATGATTAACTGTTTGAACTGGTGTGAAAAAGAAAATATAGATTATGGAGTATTGACAGGATTCGAAGGTGATAATACAATAAGAACGGTTGCAAAAAATGCACTTTGGAATTACTATATTGATAGTAGTAACTATGGTGTGGTTGAGTGTGTACATCAAATTTTTCTTCATGGAGTTGTATGAATTATTGTTTTGATTTGGATGGAACTATTTGTGATACTCCATTACGTAAAGAAGATTTAAAACCAGAATACTTAGAATCAGTACCATTTCCTTATATGG